CCCCTGACCTGCGGAAACACGGGTGACGGTTCAGATTCATACCGTCACCCGACCGTCACCCAAAACGTATCTGACGTCAGAATTTATACCGTCACCCACCGTCACACCGTCACCACCGTCACCCAGATCTGGAGTCAGATTCCGTCTGAACTTTCATCTGACGTCAAATCTGTCTGGCGGGTGACGGATAGGGTGACGCTTGGTGACGGTCCTCGATCTGATACCGTCACCCGTAAACATGCTGTATTCTGGCTGGCATCTGACTGACCCGAGATCCGAGGAAGATGATCTATGACAACGTTCGCGGCGTGGCTTAGTGATCAAGGAGACCGCCAGGATGCGGTCGGCGCGGTGGCCCGGCTGTGGAAGGAAATCTCGCCTGGCAGGGTCCACGGGCTGGCCGGAGTGACCAAGTGCATAACAGACCATTCGGACGCCACGGGCCTGACCTGGACACAGGAGGCCATGCGGCTGACCACCGAGGAGTTCCGGGCCTGGAAGCGGGATCCGGCTGGCAGCTCGATCCACGCTCCGGCCGTGGCCACCCAGCTCGACCGGATCGAGCACATGCTGCGGTCCCTGTGCGACTCGCTCGGCATCCCGCTGCTGGCTGAAGTGCCGGACGGGCCGGATGCGCAGGTGCTTGAGGTCACCGACGCCACCACCGGCCAGACCCAGGCGCTGCCGGTCATCACACCCGGATCAGCCCGCGTACCGCACATCGGCCCGGCTGGCCTGGAGATGCGGCCGGTCCAGCAGCTAGGCCCGGACGGGCAGCCGGTGCTCCCGTTCTTCCTGCGCGACCCAGCCGAGCTGGCTGACGCGATCGGCCCGGACGGCAAGCCGGACTGGGCCAAGCTGTACAGCTTTTCCGATCACGAGGCACCTGAGGAGGCAGCCGAATGAAGATCACCAAGCAAGTCATCCGGACCGGCGTCATTGCGGGGCTGGCCGGACTGGCATTAACCGCGCTGGCGTTCAGCACCCCGGCCAGGGCGGCCACGGCAGCCCCCGAGACTGCCTCGGTCTCCCACTCGTTCACGGCCAGCAAGAGCGCCGACGGATGCCACTGGAAGGCGCGCGGCAAGCACGAGTTCATCACCTACGCCTACCTGCGGATGGTCGCCGACACCTGCTCGCGCAACGAGCTGCGGATCCGGATCTCCGGCAAGTGCAGCGTGGCAGGCTGGCGCAATGGCAACTGGATCCACCGGGGCAAGGGCCCTCGTGGCGGCGGGCAGCTCACGAGCATCTCGTGCCCGGCTGGCCAGGGCTACTTCACGATCGTGGCCGAGTACCAGTACTGGTGGCCAAAGAGCGCGAGGCTGCGTCATGGCCACAAGCGCGGCCGGGTGCACCAGATCTTCCTCCAGTAACACCGTCGAGGTGGCAGTCCCTGCGTGTCCGTCTTGCGCAGGGACTGCTGCTGAAAGGAGAACATGATGCCGACCGGATCCACCTACATGAGGCCGTGGAACGAGCTGATCGAGATGGCCCGCAAGCGCGCCTGGAGCACGCGGCCATGGCAGCCGCCAAGGCCGCTGGAGCACCGCATGGTGCTGTCGCTGAGCCGGAATGGGAACGGCCTGCTGAATGTTCGCTGTGAATGCATGGCCGGAACTGTCAACAAGCGGCCGGGCAGGTACTACAATTACGACACGCTAGGCGAGCGGCTGAACTTCGAGCAGGCCCGAGACCTGTACGCAGCCCACCTCGCCGCCAAGGGAGATGATCATGAGCAAGACGATCTTGCAGGCGCACGCTGACAAGGTGCACCGTGTCATCCTGCCGCTCGACCCCCAGGTCAGGCGGGCGCACTACATCGCGCAGAACACCAGGCGGGCTGGCATCGTGGCCGGAGGCGGCGAGGGCCTGCACTTCACCGCCAGGCAGCTCCGCCGGATGCGCAAGAAGGACAAGCTCAGCAGGCCCTACCGGGCCCCTGAGCAGGCATGGGCCTGGGCAGAGGCGAAGATCGACAACCAGCGCATCGAGCGGCCAAGGCACCTGCGGCAGAACCGGGTCTACAGCCGGATCGCCGAGGCGTTCGGGCTTGAGCAGAAGCTGGTGAAGCGCGATGGCTGAGCACATCGTGGCCCGCGCTCTGCGGGCCCAGATCGCCTCGATCGAGGCCGAGCTGGCCAGCGACCCTGACATGACCACGGGCAACCGCACGTTCCTGAACCGGATCAAGGAGCAGTTCCAGGGGCTGACCATGCAGCTCAACGCGCTCGGCAACCAGCCGGTGGCCGGGCCTCTGGGCGTCGTCGTGCCGACATGCACGCACGATGACGATTGCCGGATATTCGGCCACCCCCGAGGCCCGCACTGGCTCACAGGTGGCAGCGCCGTCACGGTAGACCCGCTGGCTGGCGGCCAGATCACCATCAGGCCGGATCGCCTGGAGCTAGCGGCCAAGACCGTCTACACGAGAATGGCTGCAGCTCAGAGCGTCGGCCCGCAGACGTTCAGGCAGGGCAGGATGCAGCCAGTGGCCTGGGAGCTGCTGGACGAGCGCGACCGCCAGAGCTGGCGTATCGCGACCACCGATGCCCTGCGGGCTGCCCTGGAGGCCGACAATGGCTGAGCGCGAGCTGCACATCAACATCGAGACGCTGGCCGGGGGTTCTGATGCCGAGGGCCGGGCCCTTAACGACCTGATGGACGCCATCGACCTGGCCTCAGATCAGGACCAGATGACGTGGCTGGTCAGGCACGATGGCAAGCGCATCGCCGCGATCGTGCCCGCCGACGTGGCACAGGCGGCCGAGGAAGCGGTCGAAGACATCCTGGAGCACCAGTTCGGGCCCGCCCCGCTGGAGCACCCGAGTTCGAGGAGCCCGGAATGAGCTGCCCGTCCAAGATCAGGCCGTTCCCGAACGACACCGAGCTGGCCTGCGAGCTGGACGCACATGTTCCGGCAGGCACGACCGCTGCTGACCGCGACCCAGACGCTCCCGATTTCTGGACTCACCGGGCCGTGTTGCGCGACTATGCCTATCCGGGCTCGGAGACGATCGTCACCTGGAAAGCTGGCGACCGGCGCGAGTTCACCGGGGACTGGCCCGGCTACTGCCGTAAGCTCGGCCACCTGCAGAACAGCATGCTGCCAGCCGGTCATCACGGGAGCTGCGCATGAGGTGCCAGGCCACGGCCGAGGAGCGCAAGGCCGCAGTGGCGACCGAGAAGTGCATGCGCTGCGATGCCGGGCCGGGTGAGCGCTGCCTGGCTCGCAGGCTGGACTGGTTCCGGGCAGATCCGGGCAAGATGCAGGTCAGGACGTCTAACGTGCACGTCCTGCGGATCTACGCGCTGCGGCGCACGAGGCGGGCCGCGCAATGATGCCGATGATGCCGCCCGGCGTCCCGCCGGAAGACATGCAGAAGTTCCTGGACGACCAGCAGCGGCTGGCAGCCCGCAATCAGGCGATCCAGCTCTGGTATGACGCCCAGATGGCCCGCCTGGAAGCCGAGCACCGTGAGCGCGTGGTTTACTTCGGCGCGATCTTGTGCCGCTGCAGGGACCACGAGCCCTGCCAGGTGCACGGCAACATCCTGGTAACCAACGACGGCCGGGTGCTGTGATGACGACGCACAAGAAGTCACGGCCGGTGGATATGTCGCTTCCGCCCGAGTTAAGAGGGCGCAAGCGCAACCGCAGCAAGACCGGCAAGGGCTCGGTCGCGCAGCTCGATCACGCCAGCAACGGCAAGAGCCGCAAGAAGGCCCGCGAGGGGGAGAAGCGCATGCGGCAGGAGCGCGAGGCAGGATGAACGCCGACGACACCTACCTGCTCGATGACGGCCGGATGATCGAGCGGCACCTGGAGCCGGGCGAGTGCATCTGCCTGAGCTGTGGCGACGTGTTCTGGCACACGCCCGGCATTGACCGGCACGCCTGCAGCCCGACCGAGATCGGCATGACTGTGGCGCAGGCGCTGGACTTTTACAAAGCGATCGATCACCATGACCGGCAGATCAAGCTGGCGATGGGCGTGCAGCCCGTTCCGGCCAGGGCCGAGGATGAGTGCGCCGACTGCCACCTGGCCACGCTGCCGGGTTTCCCGAGGTGCTTCTACTGCGAGCAGCTCGCCTGGCTCAAGGCAGCAAGCTTGCTGCGCGCTTGCAACGAGCAGGTCGCAACTCCACCGGTCCGGCATGGCCCGCTGCGGACATTCTGGCGTGACATGGTGGCCGGATGGGTCGCGGCCTGGCAGGCCCTGAAGTGGATGGTGAGCTGATCATGAACAGACAGGCGAAAGCGGCAGCGGGCGGGCTCATGGGCCTGGCGCTCGGCGTCGGCGCGCTGATGGTTGGCTACGGCGGGCACCAGCGCAACCTGATCTTCTGCGCGCTCGGGGCCGCCATCATCGGGTCCAGCCAGTGGATCGCCGGGTACCTGATGGGCAGGCCGTGATGTTCGAGCACACCTGGCGCGGCCTGCACAAGCACTGCGCGCACTGCATCCCGCTGCAGCCATTAGCCCCGAGGGTGCTCGGCTACTGGCATTATGGCTGGTGCGCGCAGTGCAGGACGACGCAGAGCTGCCGGTGCTGTTTCCGCCGGGCACCATGGTCCTGGCTGCTGCGCAAGATCCGGAGCCTGCTGTACGTCTACATCTGAGGGAGAAGATCATGGGGGACATCCGCTACCCGCTCGGCCGCGTCCAGATCGGACCGGAGAGCTTTCCTGTCGATGCCGTACGCCTCGATCAGGGCGGCATCATCATCACGTTCACCGTCAAGGGCCCGGTCACGCTCGAAGGGCCGATAACGATCTTCGGGGCCGACGGCCAGGGCTGCTGGCAGAGCCGCAGGCTGCAGCAGACCATGGTCGTGGACATGGCCTCGCGCTGGATCTGCAACTACAAGATGCGGATAGCCGAGATCCACGACGGCGAGAACGGCCTGCTCGATGTCAGCTACACCTGACCGGCCGGACCCTCTGGCCGAGCCGGAGGGCTACGGCAGCAAGATCGGCCGGATCGAGCACCTGACCCGCAAGTCGGCCTTGGTCGGCCACAAGCGCGCCCAGGAGGTCGGCCCGCCCGGCGTGGTGCCGGACGGCGGTCTCGATGACGAGCAATGCGCCTGGTACCAGGCTGATTCGGGCGAGCGCTGCCGGAAAGACCGTGGATGGCAGGTCGTCGCAGGTGACGCGGCCGAGCACGTCTGCCGCCTTGACCTGTGCGAGTACCACCTGCAGCTCGTGGCCGCCCAGCCCCGGTTCTGGTGCACCGCGTGCCGGATGGACATGCGGCTGGAGAAAGTCGGCCGGATCCGCGATGGTGAGCTGATCTGGCTTGATCCCGAGGCGTGGCCCGGTAGGCTGCGTGTAAACAAGCCGCCAGAGAAGCTGTTTTAAGGGAGATGATCATGGCGTACAACGAGGAAGACAAGCCTGCCCGCATGACGCTGGCCGAGCACGTATCCAACCTGGATCGCAGCCACCATGACCTGCAGGACACCGTCGGCAGGCAGCAAGACCTGATCGAGCAGCTCCAGAAGCGCATCGAGCTGCTGGAGGCCGAGACCGGGCTCGACGTGCCCCGCGTGGCGGTGCCGCGATGAGGATCTGGCCATGGAGCGCGCTGCGCTCGCGAGACTCACATATCCGCAGCTTGCAGCGCGTGAACAACCAGCTCCTGACCCGGATCGAGCGCGGCACGGCCGAGAACCGGCGGCTGGCCAGGGAGCGCAATGAGGCCCTGAAATTGGTCCACGGGGCACCGGGCAGTTTCCAGCGGTTTGGCGCGGCTAAGCCTGAGTTCGTTATCGTCGGGCTGGACGCCGGGCCGGGCATGTGCGACGGCGTGCAAGTCGAGAACCGCAAGCGGATCATGGTAAGCCGCGAGCTGACCGGGACCACGCTCGGATTCACCCCGCTGCAGGACCCGCCGCCGCGCTGGAAGATCGACGCGGTCATGGCGCAGATGCTCACGATCGACAAGCCCGACTACGGGCAGGCACTCGATCGCATGGGCGAGATATGGCGCAATCAGGACCGGAACAGCCAGCTCGCGATCGAGGATGCGAAGTACGGCCAGCCGAGCGAGGAGACTGTCCGCGAGCTGACGGGCTACGAGCGCAGGGAGATCGAAGGGTGAGCGCCGAGCAGGCATTCGCGGCCAACGCACGCGCCGAGATCGAGCACGCTATGGAGCGGGCCCGCCAGGAGCGCGACGGCAAGTGAGCGAGTACAACCTCACCAACGCAGACCCTGGCAGCTACGCCGAGCAGGCCTGCGGCTGCCAGAGCTGGACCCAGCAGGGCCAGTTCATCATCGCGCCGTGCTCGCAGACCTGCAGTTTCTACGCGGCAGCGCTGAAGCAGACCAAGGCGGCTGGCAACGACGTCCGCTACCGCTGGAAAGATTAGGCTGCCCGGCTCAGGTACCCCCACAACTCAATAGCGACCGGACGGGCCAAGTGATGCTGACTGTCCGGCCGCAGCACCTGAGCCGGGCCCCAACCCCGAGAGGAAAAACAACACATGGCCGGAATGCTGTGGTTCAACGGACCATTGCCTGACAAAGAGGACAGCCTGGGCTTCTGCTTCCTGTGCTCGATGATCGCCAAGGGCTTCGCGCTCCAGGACCCCGAGACCGCCGGGCTGGTCAATGAGGTCAACGCGATGGGCCTGTCCGGGCACAAGTCGGTCACGATGACGGCGAGACTGCCCGGCAAGACCCAGCCCGAGCCAGCGGTGACGACGGGGATCAACCCGGTCGTCCAGCAGGCCGTGGCCGCCATGATGGGGCTTCCCGCCGGGATGATCGCGCCGCCGGTTATCGTGCCGCTGTGCTGGTCACACGTCTACGGGCTGACGCTCAAGGATGGCGGCGTGGTCGTCCCGGCCACGGCCGACCAGATGCCGGGCCAGCGCGGTGCGGTTGACCTGAGCAAGCTCAGGCGAGGCTGACCGGAACAGACCGCCGGTCAGCAGTGTTATCCTGTAAACAGGCGCAATCACCCCGAGAGCGCCGGACAGGGAGATGATCATGGCTCACATCACGGTGCATCCGATGGAGATCCGGGGCACCAGGTACGAGGTGGCGGTGGACCCCAGCGGGAACTTCTGCACCACCGTCGGTGCTGAGATTGTTCGCAGCCCCACCCGCACCGGCCTGCAGGACAAGCTGCGCGAGCTGACGGCCAGGGCCAACGCCAAGGTCCGCATCCCGTTCGTGCTGATGACGGCCGGGAGAGGCATCACCGGGGCCGAGGTCGCGCAGGGCTACATCACCGGCATCCACGCCGGTAACGGCAACATGCTGGTCGAGTGGGTCACCGGCTGGCAGGCCGGACAGAAGACGCAGTGGACGCCCAGCTACGCCGACGTGATCTTCGCCAGTGCCACCGAGGCCGAGGTCGCGCAGTGGCGGTCGCTTCGCCGGGCCAGCTCCGAGGCCCAGAATGAGCTGGGCACCTTCGAGAGCGAGCGCCGGTTCGACATCAGGGCGGCTGCGGTCAAGGCCGTCGAGGAGGCCGCTCGCGATGCCCGCCAGAACTGACAAGCGCACTAGCGCGCTGGAGCGTGTCAAGGCCGAGCAGCGCAGCATCCGCTCTGGCTTCGTGATCGGGTACGGATCCGACGCAGTCGAGTCGATCCTCAACCTGGTCGAGGATGCGCTGGAGGAGGCTGCCGCCGAGATCGCCAGGCTCAAGGGGCAGCTAGCAGCCCGCGACGGCCGGGAGATCATCCTGACCTTCGACCGGGTCGGGCCCGAGGGGGTGCCTACTCACTTCGAGGATGGCACCAGGCTCAAGTGCACCGACTCCGACCGGGAGTGGGTGCTATCCGACGGGCACTGGGTGCTCGTCACACAGGGGGAGACAGGAAGATGATCAGGTACAAGATCCTCGCGGCAGCCGCGTCAGCGGCTGTCGTACTCGGGTCCGGGACTGCTGCCTATGCGGGCAGCGTCCCGGCCCGGACGGCCGGGAGCGTTCCGGCAGCGGCGTCCCACAAAGGCAGCATCACCGACTACTTCCAGAATTATCCCGGTCTGCCTGAGGGCGACGGGTCGCTCTGGGACGACAACGGCGTGCTGAAGACGTCGCGCACTCACGCGACCAAGATCACGGTCTCGTCGCTCACCTTCAGCATGAAGTGGAGCACTATCACCCAGCTTGTGGATGCCTCCGCCGGGGTGTGCTTCGGCCCGGTCAGAGGCAAGCACGTCTGGCGTCTGCGGGCACTGTCGGCAAGGCAGTGCGCGCACCACGTACCGCGCTCGCAGTTCATCGAGTTCGGCAACTACGACAGCACCACCAACCAGTTCACCGAGGTCGGGTTCGAGAACGTCTACCAGCTAGACAACGTCTGCATGTCGGACGCGATCCAGGCCAACGGCCCTGGCAAGGATGTGACGTCCCCGTGTGACAGCGGGGGCTTGAGCTGGATCACGGACTCTGAAGGGTTCGTGCCGGTCAGCAGTTGACGCAGTACGCATCTGGGCGCAGTCTGAAGTCAGATTGCGCCCTGATGCTTATCTGGGGTCAGATGGAGGGCAGATGATTACAAGCTCAGATGGCAAGATCGTGCGGCCGGGCGACATCGCTGCGGTCCGCACGTACGGCTGGGCCAGCGACCTGATCGCGACCGGCGAGGAGGCCGCGTACTGGATCAGCTCGGCCGAGCGCAGGCGCAAGCGCAAGCAGGTCGGCAAGTGGACGCACGCGATCTTCTACATGGGCGGGCCGGAAGACCTGATCCTCGAAGCCGAATCCGGCGGGGCTCAGGTCCGGCCGTTCCACTACGCCACCAAGGACGTGCTGTGGTCGGCTGGCAGGCCAGCGCTCGACCTGACCCCGGCCCAGCGCGCAGGAGCCATGGCCGTTGGCTACCGGTACAAGGACGTCGGGTACAGCTTCCTGGACTACGAGGCCGTTGCGCTGCACGCGCTCGGGCTCAAGGCCGACTGGCTGAAGGACTACATCGCCAGCACCAAGCACTGGATGTGCAGCGCTCTCACCGATCAGTGCAGGCTGGACCTCGGCTCGCACCTGTTCACCGACGAGCGCTGGCCTGGCTTCGTTGACCCGCTCGACATAGCCATCGTGATCAGCGAGAGCGCCCTCGCGTAGTAGCTGGTCGCGATAGAAAAGCGACCGCCCCGGCTGAGATCCTCGCGAGATGGCCGGGGCGGTCGCATCGGACCACCGAGACGGACCGGTAGCGCGCTTGTTGCGTATCTGTTACCGTCCGATGATCAGGCTCTTTGCGGGACCGCCCCACGGTCCCGATCAGAGCGCCCTCTGGATCAAGGATACAGGTGCATAAGATCCTCGCGATGGTGGCAATTGCCATCACCGGCACACTGACAACAGGCGCAACGAGCGCGCAAGCCGTGGTACGTCATCACCTCATAGACGCCGCAACTGCCACTTCGGTTGCAAGCCCGTTCTACCTCAGGGCCCCGGCCCCAAACACGCTGGCATTCAGGGCCGCCGAGCTGCAGCGCCACTACCGGGTGCGCCTCGGCGACACGCTCGCCAGGATCAGCAAGCGCGTCTACGGCACTCAGGCCGACTGGCCCCTGATCTGGGCCGCCAACGGGCGGCACAACCCGAACTTGATCACGACGAGCGACAGGCTCGTCATCCCGGCGCGACGGGCAGTATCTCCCCGATTGCTGCACGCCGCATATGCAGCAGCCGTGGCGGCCAGCTCTGGCCCGACCCCCCTGGGCCCTGGCCGCCCGGCTGCTGCTCCTGCCGGTCCTGCCGCCGCGCCTTCGCACTTCTCCGCCAGCGGCTTCGAGGGCTGCGTGATGGCAGCCGAGTCCGGCGGGGTGTCCACGGCCTGGTATCCGGGCCACACTGACGGCTCGCTCCCTGGCTACAACAACCCGGTCGCTGAGGGCCTGTTCGGCTTTCTGCTCAGCACCTGGCGTGGCCTCGGGCTCGGCTACAGCGAGGGAGCGAGCTATGCCCCGGCCAGCGTCCAGATCCAGGGCTTCTGGAAGCTGTACCGTGAGGCGGGCACCTCGCCCTGGGTAAGCGATGGATGCGCGGGCGGCTCGACGGCCACGGTCTCCGCCACACTGATCAGCGCGCACCGCCACCTACACGGCTGGCGGAGGATGCGCCACCGCGCGATGCGCTTCGCGGTCCGCCAGCGCGGCAAGCCGTATGAGTGGGGGCAGACCGGCCCCTACGGCTACGACTGCAGCGGGCTGGTGTACGCGGCTTACCACCACGCCGGTCGCATCGGCAGGCGTCTGGGCCGCGACACCTACGACATGCTCGCTCAGGCTGGCGTCGTGCTCCGCCGGGTTACCCACCCCCGGCGCGGGGATCTCGCCTTTTTCGGCACCGGTCATGTCGAGCTGTACGCGGGCCATTTCCGGGGCCACCGCTGGACCTTCGGCGCGCTGCAGTCGGGCACGCCGGTCGGCCGCCACATGATCACGCCATACTGGGGCCCGACCGCCTACTACGAGGTCATCTGAGGAGCGGCATGGACTTCAGCGATGCGCTGCGCCAGTGCAAGAACGGCAACAAGATCAGCCGGACAGGCTGGAACGGGGCGGGCCAGTTCGTGGTCTACCAGGCGGGCTACCCCGACGGCATCGGGATCAACGCCAACACCGCTCGGGCCACCGGTTACCCCGAGGGCACGCTCTGCAGGTTCGCGCCGTACCTGATGATGCACAATTCACAGGGCGTCTTCGTGCCGTGGCTAGCCAGCCAGGGCGACCTGCTGGCTGATGACTGGGTGCTGGTCTAGGCTCGGGACCGCTACGTAGCAGCTCGACAGAAAGGCATGCCCGTGACTTCACCTGACCCGGCTGGCGACTGGACACCGCCAGCCGACCCGGCTCCTACCGAGGCAGCCGCCCCGGTAGAGGCCCCGCCAGCTCCGGACCCTGCTGCACCGCCTGTCACCACCGGACCGGTTGCCGAGGCACCGGCCGACCCTCCCGTGCCCGCTGCCGACCCCACGCCGGTCGCCCCCTCGAACGAGGGCGGTGAAGCAGACCAGGTAGCCGTAACCGCCCCGGCTCCGGCGGACCCTACCCCCGCTGGGTCTGGCGCTGAGCCAGCTCCGGTGCCGCCGATGGTGACCACGGCCAGCAACGCGGTCACCACTACGCCCGAGCACAGTGCCCGGACCGCAGCGGCCAAGGCCTTCCACATCCTCGGGCACATCGCTGATGCCTGCCGCGAGGTCCAGGCCGAGCTGCAGAAGCACGTCCCGCCGGAGGTGCTCGCCGCAGCCGAGGCCGAGGCTATGGTCCTGTTCAGGTCGCTGATCTAACCTGGGCGCATGACCACACCGGCCCAGGGCGTCTTTACCGGGCAGCTCCCCTACGTGCCGCCAGTGCTGATGGTGGCGAACGTCGAGCTGTACCAGGCGACCTGGGCCGGTCGTCTGCCCAACGTCCAGCCCGGCAGCCTGTTCTGGGCTAGTGGCCGGGACGCGGTCAACCTGCGGAACAACGGGTACGCCAGAGACGCGCCGCCGGGCAGCTACCTGCTTCCCGAGCCCCCTTACACTGCATACGGATCCCCCGGCGTCGGAGCCGGGGTAAGCAACTGCAGCCACTGAGGGAGACGGTCATGGACGAAGTCGGCAAGAGCGTGCGGCAGCACATGGGGGCGGTCGAGGCCGTGTTCCACGCGGTCATGCTCATGTTCACCTGCGGTGTCTGGTACCCGGTGTACCGGCACCGCAAGAACGAGATCAAGCGCACCACCCGGCATTACAGCTAGGGGGAATAGCCGCACCACCTAGCTTGTTTACACAATCGCAGGGCCGCGAGGGACATGCGACCGGAGCGCAGAACACCGAAAGCGGTAGCTCCAACGACTCGCTTCCAGCGCGGTCCTGCCTCAAGATCCAGCCGAGGGAGAAGATCATGGCAAGGAAGCGGCCGACTGCGGCCAGGCTCCGCACGCTCACCCCGTTGTCGGTTGACAACGAGGCCGCCAACGGCGCGAGGTACTGGGCAGACCTGCCCGAGGGCGCGCGGGTAACGGCGTTCGACGCCGTCGATGAGACCGGCCGGTCGGTGTACGTCCGGCTGAACATGTCGCAGTACGCGGGCGAGACCGCCCCGGACATCGCGGCGATGAGGCTGCTGGGCAACCGGCTGCTCGAAGCGGCCGACCAGCGGGAGAAGTCGGTAGCTCGCAAGGCCAGGTCCCTGAAGCGGGCCGAGGAAGCCGAGGCTCAGTGGGCGGCCGAGATCGGCGTGCATCCGGCCGACCTGAGGGATGCGCTTACACCCAAGGGAGAAGATCGTGAGCGCGCTGCAATCGTGCTGCACGCTAGCCGCGACACTGTCGAGAGGTACCTGCCCGCTAACTACAGCATCCGTACCAATCTGGTCGTTGAGGATGGCCGCATCGGCATCCTGGTCGCGGGCAAGGACGATCACGGCTGGACTCTGGACGGCTACGTCATCCCGCGTCTGGCCAGCGGCCTGATCCCTGCCTACGAGTGCGACCCGGACACGGGCGCGCGGCTGTGCACATTCGCCACAGACGGCATCGCTTGCAAGTGCCCGGACCACACCGACTAACAGCCCGCTAGGACCCTCTCGAAGTACCGGGCCGCCTCTACTCGCGTGGCCGCGTGAGCAAGCCACCGTCCCGGCAACCGGAGCACCACTGGCCGCCATGCGATGTAACCGCCGGACAGATCCGGCGGGACGCACCTCGACTGCTATGCAGGATCTCTGCCCGTACTGGCGGATTGCGGTGGGAGGGCTACGAGGCCCGGATCTGGACGGAAGCCCAGGTCCGGGCCTCATACTGTCATCATGTACCACCACACGATCTGGTCCTGGGCCTGGTGGGTCCACATGCAGGGCTGGGACTACGGCGCGCACTACGGGCACATCGTGCCCTACGACCCGTGGTCCGGCTCGATCTCGGACTACGGGCTTGTTGCCGCAGCGGGCGCGCTCGGCGCGCACACCGTCGTTCTGTGGAAAGCGCACACCTGTCACCGATACTGGTGGTGCTGGCGTTCCCCCAAGTACCAGCTCGGCGACTCCCCCCACATGCTCTGCGGCGTCCATCACCCGGACGAGCACAAGAGCGTGTCAGAGGCCGTGGCCGCTTACGAGGCAGACAAGGAGCTGACCAATGCCTAGCCCCAAGGGCAAGCGGAACTTTCCGTGGGAGGGCTCGGACCTGTGCGACGGCAAGTCCGCCACCGGGCAGCCCTGCGGCAACTTCGAGATCGAGGGGCTCGGCAAGTGCATGCACCATGTACCGATCGAGCTGCTGGCCGAGGCTGAGGAAACCACCGGGATCATCCGCTGCCGCCACCCGCAGGATGGCGGCGACATCTGCAGCATGTTCGCCACCAAGGGCACTGACCCGCCGCGCTGCAAGGTGCACGGGGCCAACTCAGGCTCGGTGATCTCCAAGCGAGCTGCCGCCAACGTGATCGAGGGTGAGGTGCAAGAGCGCTTCGCGAAGATCATGAGCGAGAACGGTGACAGGCTGCTCGACCCGCCCGTGCTGGCCGACCCGCTCAGCGAGCTGCTGACGGTCTGCGCCGAGATGAAGGTGCTCAAGAACCTGCTCCGTGACCGCGTCTCGGTCATGAACGTGGCCGAGTGGGGCACCTACTCCAAGGCCGAGGAAGTGCAGATCCGGGCCGAGGTGGTCCTGTACGAGCGGGCACTGGAGCGGCTGGCGACCTGCCTGATCAACATCATCAAGCTCGGCATCGAAGACCGGCTGGCGACGATCGAGAAGAAGCAGGTCCAGCAGATCGAGCAGGCCCTGGTCCTGGCCCTGGAGGCCAGCGGCAGCGACCTCGACGGTCAGGCCAGGGCCCGTAAGGTGCTGATCCGCGAGCTGGTCGCTGCGGAGGAGTCATGAAACGGCACAACGGGGCTTACTACCTGATAGGCGCGGCGTGGGTGACCGGGACAGGCGGTCCGTGCGCAACCAGTGAGCGATGGGTGTTCTAGCCGCCGTAGCCAGCGGGCTGAAGACCGGGCTAGCTGACCCCAGGATTGTCTGGCGTGACAAGGCCCGGCCCGAGCAGCTCCTGCCCGGCGGCCAGTGGCGCGTCTGGTACCTGCAGGGAGGCCGTGGCTCGGGCAAGACCCGGTCCGGGGCTGGCGCGCTCGGTGAGTGGATCCTGAGCGACACCGACGGCGAGGGCGAGTACGGGATTATCGCGCCGACCTACGCCGACGCCTGGACCAAGTGCGTCGAGGGCGAGTCCGGCCTGCTCCGCGCGCTCGGCACCTCGATGGCTGAGATCAAGGACCACCGGTCGGCCACGGTCCGCAGTGCGTGGCGCACCTACGGCCAGGTCGTCATGCGCAACGGCATCGTGGTCTACATCGACTCAGCGGCTGAGGGCGGCCTGCGGATCCAGGGCCGCAACCTCAAGGGCGCATGGTGCGACGAGATCGGGCTGTGGGAGAAGTGGGAGACGGCCTGGGGCGAGTCGCTGAAGTACGCGGTCCGCATGGGCCGCTCGCGCATCATCTGCACCGGCACCCCGAAGGCTTCCAGGCCAGCCCGCAAGCTGATCCGCAGCTTTATCCGCAACGAGCCCGAGCACGGCGGCGTGGTCACCACCAAGCTGCGCACGGTGGACAACGCGGCCAACCTGTCCGAGGAGTTCTACCGGGCCGTGGTCGGCGCGGCCAAGGGCACCAGGCTGGAGCGCCAGGAGCTTGAAGGCGACCTGCTCGATGACGTCGCCAACGCGCTGTGGACCCGCGACATCCTGGAAAAGATCCAGTGCCCCGGCGTCGGTCAGCCGGGCGGGCCAGCCGAGCTGATAAGGCCGGTTATCGGCGTTGACCCCTCGGACGGCTCGGAGGAGAGCGACGAGCAGGCCTACACCGTGGCCGGGCTGTACCCGGCCGGTGATCCGCGCATCTACGTGGCCGAGAGCTGGGGCGGGCAGGAGGCCCCGGCGCTGTTCGCCCGGCGCGTCATCAGGCGGGCTGCCGAGATAGGCGCGACGATCATCGTGGAGAAGAACCACGGCGGCAAGTGGCTGGAGACGGTCTTCGCCCAGGTTCGCAAGGACGAGCACCTGACCGGCGTGCCGGTCCGCGTCATCCACGCCAGCCAGGCCAAGCGCACCCGCGCCGAGCCCGTCAGCGCGCTGTACGAGCGCAACTACGGCCAGACGGTGTTCCACGCCGGGGGCCCGTTCGTTGACCTCGAAGACCAGATGGCCACGTTCACCGGGGCGCAGGGCGAGCGCAGCCCGGACCGGCTCGACTCGCTGGTCTGGGCGATCACGCCCTACCTCAACCTGACGTTCGGGCCGATAGTCAAGCCAGCCGTGCAGCAGTGGGCAGCCGGGCGTGAGCTGGAAGACATCGCGGTCAGCCACGAGCGGATGGCCCACCGACGGCTGGCAGGAGCCCATGGCGGCGCGTACCGGTCCGAGGAGTGGGACCTGGACAGCTTTGCCCCGCACGCTCCGGACGACGAGCCCGGTGCCTACGAGGACGACGGCAAGCTGAGCACGGCGGTCAAGCCCGAGCGCAGCGCACCGTCGGTACACGAGTGGAGGTGACTTGGATCACTGCGGTTGTTGTCAGAGTCATCGCGGTGCCTGCTGTATGCTGAGACCACGACTATCAAGGTGAAAGTCGTGATGGAGAGGGAGAAGATGAGGAAGACAGCAGCAACCTCGGAAACCCCCGTCGGGGACATGCTGAAGCAGATGATCCGCGACGGGATCAAAGGAGGCGGCTGGAGCAGCCGCACCATCGCCGCTGAGATGCGGCGCATCGGGCACCCAGGGTGGAAAGACGAGACCCCGTGGGCCCTTTCCAGGCCGGACTCGCGCCAGATCACCGTGGATGAGGCAACAGCTTTGCTGGGCATCTTCGGCGGCAAGGCCCGGCAGGTCATCACCAGGGTCGAGGAGCTGACCCAGATGATCGCCCAGCAGAAGCCCGGCAGGTAACCCGCCATGAGAGCACCAGATCCAGAGTTCAAGATCGTCAATGTCACACCCGAGATGGCAGCCGACTGGCTCGGACGTAAGAGGCCGAACCGCCCGCTCCGCCAGCGAGTAGTAAGCAAGATCCAGCGGGACATCGAGGCAGGTAACTGGAGGATGACCGGAGACGCCATCAAGTTCGGGTCTGACGGCCTGCTTGATGACGGGCAGCACCGGCTCGCGGCCATCGTTGCCAGCGAGAAGACAGTTCCCTGCCTCGTGATGACGGGGCTGGGCCCGGATGCACGGCACCTGGTAGACACAGGGACGCCGCGTAAGTACGGCGACATGCTCGCCATGGGCGGGTACTCCGAGTCTCAGGGCCTGGCCGCGCTGACCAAGCGCATGTGGCACTGGGAGCGCGGGGACTACGTGGTCAGAGGGATCAGGACGGTGCCCTCGACCAGTGAGCTGGACGCTTACCTGGCCGAGAACCTCGATGACCTCCAGCACGCTGTCAAGTGGTCCCGGCCGGTCTACAAGGACACCAGGATCAGTCCCACAAGCCTGGCCTCGATCCAGATCGTGCTGAACCGGAGCAAGCACAGCGACAAGGCGCACCGGTTCCTGGATGGCTGGATCACCGGTATCAGCCTGGAGGCGGGCAGCCCGATTCTGGCCCTGCGCAACAGGCTGATCAAGAACGATTCCGAGCCCAAGACAGTCCGGATCGCGCAGGACGACCGGGTCGGCCTGGCTTACGCAGCCTGGCGCAATTTCGTCCAGGGGACCAAGGTCTCCACGCTTAACATCCCTACCGGGGGATTCACCAAGAGGAACTTCCCCGTACCGGATTAGAACGCTCAGGATCGACGCCGATCGCGCCATGGCCGTACTCTCTTGACCATGGCGCGATCGTCGTATTCCACCGCAGTGTCTGAGGGCCAGGTGCTGCAGTTCCCGGACCTGAAGCCCGGCACCCGCAAGGAGCTGCTCGGCCAGGAGATCGGCACCCAGTTCGACTGGGGCCAGCGGCTGTTCGCCTACTACGGAGCTGGCTCCGTATTCGACTACGGCGAGTGGTCCAGCCGGGACATGAAGGTCATGTTCAGCCGCGACGGCATCTGCTCGGCGGTCGAGTCCGCGCTGACCCTGCCGGTCCGTGAGGCGGCGCGGGACATCGTCCCGGCCAAGGGCGACAAGGGCGAGGCTGAGTTCGCCAACTCAGTGATCATGACCGCCGACCACGAGGGCGGCATGGCCACCCCGGTCTCCGAGCTGATCGGCCAGATCACCAGCGGGCAGATATTCCGCCGGGCCTTCTTCGAGAAGACGTGGAAGATCCGCGAGAGTGACGGCAAGATCGTCTACAACAAGATCGCCTACCGGCCTCCCGCCACCTGCCAGGCCCGCTACAACGACCGGACCGGCGCGGCGCAGGGCTTCCGCCAGCAGGTCTGGCTGTTCGGCGGCAACCTGATGCTCTCAAGCAAGCAGAAGGTGCCTGGCTACGTCGATATCCCCGGCATCCGCAGCTACATCTACACACACGGCAAGCACCGCGAGCCGCTGACCGGCGCGAGCGAGATGGAAGTCGCGTACTGGTGCTACCAGACCAAGATGAAGCTGCTCTACCTCTGGTACCACTTCCTGGAGAACCAGGCGCTGCCCCGGACCGTGGTCTACGGCAACGACCAGCCCGAGGCCAACGCCAGGGCCAACGACATCGCGAGCCTGAAGTCCAGCGGCGTGGTCGGCATCGAGCGACCGCCCGACGGGGCCAAGGCCTTCGAGATCATCGAGAGCGCGAGCGATAACGGCAAGTACTTCACCGATGCCATGGGCTTCCTCGAAGGCTGGCAGGTGCACTCCGTGCTGGCTGGCTTCATGGCGCTGACCGGTGCCGCATCCGGCGGCAAGGGCAGCTACGCGATGAGCCAGGATCAGTCGAGCTTCTACCTGAAGTCCCGGCAAGCCGTGGCCAAGGAGATCGCTGACTCGATCCAGCACGACATCATCCGGCCGCTGATCGTGCTGAACTTCGGCACGCAGGCCGCGTTCCCGAGCTGGCGGTTCGGCCCGCTGCAGGATGAGCAGGCTCAGGCTCTGCTGACCCTGTTCGGCCAGCTCTCCGCAGCCCCGGTGCTGCACATCCCGCTGCCGGTGTTCGACCTGATCACCGAGCGGATGGCTGACATCCTGCAGCTCGACGTCGATCAGGTGCACTCCGCGCTGATATCGACAGCGTCCCAGCGGGCCGAGCAGCTCGCGGGTAACCCGCCGCCGGGCATGCCGCCCGAGGCAGCCGGGCAGCTCGGCCAGCTTCAGGGCTTCGCCAACGGTGCCACCAACCTGGCCGCGAACGCAGCGGGCCGGGCACAGGCCGGGGCTGGCTCTCCTACGGGGGCAGGCAGCTCCGGCCTGCCACGGGCCATGCCCGCTCCAGCCACGGCTGGCGGACCACCGGCCAAGCCCCCGATGGTGCCGCCACCGGGGAGGATGGCGTGAGAGTTCGCATACGCAGGGCCCTCAGCCGCTGGAATCTGCGCTGGGGCATCGTGCACTTCACCTCGCGTACCTGGAAGTGGCCCGGCTATAAGCTCACGCTGCACGAGCACTGGGTCGGATTCAGGTGCGGCGCGCACGGCTGGCTGATCATGCCTCTGCACCGGCTCGCTGACAGGTTGCCATGACCACCCCGGTTGCTGCGCAGCAGCAGCCGACAATCCCGCAGACTCAGGCGGCTAATCTGGCGGCGGCGGACGCCGCGCTCGTGGCGGCTATCGCTGTCGTGCTGTCGGCGGTCTCGGTCGCCGATGCGTTCGCGGCACTGCAGATCCAGATCAAGCTCCGGCACATTCGCACCGACTTCGAGATGAGCGCGCTGCGCGGCGCACTCGAAGCCGTCATGGGCCACCCGCACGACCGGACCGAGGGCGTCGGGTCGGCGCAGGCTCAGATCGCCCGGCTGAACGCGGTGCGCCGGGCCCAGTTCGTGCTGCACGCTGCCCGGCGGATCACGCAGGATCTGCGGGAAGCCCGAGCCCACGGACAGCCGCTCGGGCAGGCTCTCAGCTCTGCGGTCGAGCGAGAGAAGCGGTACTACGGCCAGCATCTGCAGGCGATCATCCAGCGCATGGACGCAGCCAGCCAGACAGATGCCAGAGCTGCCGAGTTCGGGCCGCTGCTCGGCTGGTACGCGGTGCGCGACAAGCACACTAGCGCCGAGTGCCTGGCTGCCAACGGCAAGAACTTCTACGTGACGGCCATGCCCGTGATCGGCTTCCCCGGCGGCGTGCACCCGCACTGCCGCTGCTACCCCGGCAAGCCGCATGCTGGCGCGGCCATCCTGCGGAGTGCGAGGATGGCCGCGTGATCAGCATGTCAGGGGCTCTTGAACAGCTCGTCCCACACCAGGTCGTAGAGCCCGTCGAAGGACTCACGGCCGAAGATGTTGTGGTTCTCGGCCTCCCAGACCGAGTCGAAGTGATTGCGAGCGGTCAGCCAGTGCCGCAGCGCTCGCTCCAGCGGCATGGTCTGGTTGTGCGCGCCCTCGTTCCACCAGCTCACGAACCTGGCAGCCACCTCAGCCACCGGCATCTCGAAACCGGCGTCGGCCCGGTTGCCCTTCCAGAACTGCACCTTGATCATCTCCCTCGAATCAGACACCGTATCTGATCTCTACCTATAGTATATCAGGTCTGTCAAGTAGGGCAGGAAACGGACATATGACCAAGCTGATCACCCCGGTGGGAGAGCTGCAGCGCTCGGCCGCGAAGTCGATGCGCAACCTGGCTGACAAGGTCCAGAAGGACCACCAGGGCATGATGACCCACAAGCACCTGCGGGACGCGGCGCGGGTGATCGAACGCGGGCAGACCGAAGGGGCCAAGCGGCACCTGGACGCGGCGGTGCACGAGATGCAGCCCAACACGCTGTACCGGCACGGCCTGCTGACCGACGAGCACCACGCGATGGCCAAGCAGAACATGGGCGAGATCCACCGGCACCGGCTGCTGGTCCGCGACATCGAGGACGTCAAGGCCCGCAACCAGGAAAACATCGCCAGGATGCGCAGCGAGGCGGCTGGCACCTCGGTCCCGTCTGCCCCGGAGCCGTCCAGCTCGGTCAACGCGCCGTCTAAGACGCCCGTCGGCAGGATCGACATCAACGTGGCCAGCGGGCCGAAAGAGCCACCGCCGACCACCTCGCAGAACCACCTGAGCAACCGGAGCCTGGACATGCTGGAGTTCGCTGCCTGGGAGCACGAGCTGCGCGGGCCGAAGGGTGAGTGGATCAGCACCAGCAGCCTGCGGGGGCCGCACGGCAAGAACATCAGGCAGGGTAGCGCCAGGGGCACCAAGTTCACCTACAAGGGCGGCGCGGGCAGCTTCAGCCATGCCCGCGCCATCAAGGAACTGGGTGACTACTTCGCGCCGACCGGCGAGATCTCCACCCGGCAGTACAACTCACCCGACTCGATCATCATCAAGAACGCGCTCCGCAACGCAGCCGTGGCCATGGTCAAGCGGGACATGCCGTCGGCCCGCGCGCACTTCGGCATGGCCATCCAGTCCGCAGCACGGCTCGGGCCGCAGCAAGAGGCGCTGGTGATGAGCGCCCGCGACAGCCTGGACAAAGTGCCGCCGTACGCCCGCTCGATGCGTTCAGAGCCGCGCGGTCCGAAGCAGGGCATGGAGGCTATCGGGCAGGGGGCACTGGTCAGGCCGCAGGAGTTCTCCTGGACCGACGAGCTGCGCAACCGGCACGGCGAGTGGTCGGGCATGTCGGACGAGGCGATCTCGGCGGTCGGGGCCCGGCACGGCAACGACGTAGCCAGCCACCTGCGTGCGTTCAAGACGGCTGGCAGCAAGAGCGAGGCGATCGGTCACCTGGACGCCGCGCACGCCAAGATCTCCGCCAACATGCGCGGCAACCGTGACGCCACTGCAGGGGGCGCGATCGGCAGGCAGAACGACGCCCGCCTGCTGAACACGATCGGCACGATGCGCAAGCAGGCCAGCGCCATCGAGATGTCCGCCCAGACAGCCCGGCTGGCGGTCACGCCCGCGCCACGGGGCAAGCCGGGCGGGCCGGGCCTGTACGACGTCAAGGGCCTCGGTCACACGCCGTACCTGCAGCAGGTGGTCAAAGCGTTGATCGAGAAGCGCGGCATGGAGCCGGGCAAGGCCTACGCCATCGCTCGGGCCTCGATCCGCAAGTGGATGGCCAAGAGCAAGCACCCCGAGGTCAAGGCAGCGGCCGGAGCGGCCGAGGCCGGGGAGCTGGCCAAGCAGGCGCAAGCTCACGCGCACAGCAACCAGGTGCAGGACTTCCGCGAGATCTGGGAACTGGCCAACATCATGGCGGCTATCGACCTGACCGGCACTGCGGCCGGAGCCGCCAAGGACCAGCGGATAGCGGCTGGCGGGACGGGCGGAGGCCGGTTCGGCAGCGGGCAGGGACAGAGCAAAGCACCAGCACACCAGCACCACGCCAGCCGGGCACAGCGCAAGGCCACGATCGAGAAGCAGATCTCGAACCTGCGCGGCGAGCTGCACGGGCTACTGCGCCAGTACCGGTCGATGTCGCACAGCTCGACTCCGCGCAAAAGCTCGGCAGCGGCGGCCAGCTCGAAGGCAGCCAGGCAGACGCAGCAGGCGGCCAAGGCCGCCGCGTCCGGCAAGAGCGCCGCCGCGTCATCCAGCTCGACTGCCACGGCGGCGGCTGCTAAGCATCTGATCAGCCGGGCAACGCTGAAGGCCAAGATCGCGCAGATCCGTGCGCAGATTCGTCAGCTTCAGCACCAGGCTGCCGGGCTGTGACCAGCATCTCCGAGCAGGCCGGTATCGGCCTGGCAGCAGAGCACGGCCACCATATCCCCGGTACGCCGTACACCTACTACCACGGCTGGGTCCTGCGCGGGGAGACCTCGCCCGGCACCCAGGTGACGCACCCGGAGTTCGGCACCGGGGTTATCCGTCAGCACCACCGCAACATCGGCACCGGCAGCACAGCCGACGTGTTCTTCCCGGTCACGGGCGTGCGCGCCAACTTCGAGGTCACCAGCGGGGAACGCGACCCGGTGGACATCCTCGGGCCTGCTGATACGGCCCTGGCCAAGCGGCCGACAGAGCCAGATCTGACGCCAGCACCAGACCTGCCGCCGTACGACGAGACCAGCGGCTGGTTCGCAGATGAGCCATTCGACCGCAATCTGGACGGGAACCAGACCGAGGCAATCAGCGACTATGTCTCGCCCTGGGGGTCAGAAGCGATCAACAGCGCGCTGCGGCGAGGTCATCTCCCGGTCGGCTACAACAACGACAACATGGACCGCAAAGATGTCGTGCACACCCTCGACCACCTGATCAGCAGCTACACGCTGAACAGCCCGGCCACGGTCTACCGGGGGCTGTCGATGACGCCCGCGCTGGAGCGCAAGCTCAAGCCCGGCTCGACTTTCAGCGACAAGGCGTACACCTCGACGTCGTCCAGCCTGACCTGGGCCAGCAAGTTCGCGGCGATGCGCGCGGGCACCGATACCCAGACCGGGGAGGGCGTGCACCTGCAGAACGCCCAGGTGACACCGGGCAAGCCAGTGATCATGAGGATCACCGTCCCGGCTGGCGGGCACATGGCTCCGGGCGAGACTGACATCGGCGAATACGTGCTGCCGCGAGGAGGCCGGTACCGCGTAGATTCGATCGAGAGCAACGCGATGGCTGCCACCATGATCAACGTGACGGCCCTGCCTAAGGCGACGAGGACCAGTGCGGCAAAGGCAAGCTGACGCCACGGCGCGCATGGCGTGGGCCCCCGATGAGATCGAGTTCGGCGGGCCTGGCCTTACCGTCACGGCGGAAGACGGCACCGTGCTCGGGACCATCACGCTGGACGATGACGGGCTGACGGCCAGCTCGCCTGTCTTGCAGCAGATCGCTGACCAGGAGGTGCAGCGCTGGGGCGACCCGGAGGCTGCCTACCGCTGGATAGCCCGAGGTAACGGCTACCTGGTGGTGACCAGTGACGACGATCAGTGAGCAGCTCGACCTGGCCGGTGAAGGCTGGCGAGATGCCTGGCGGTACGAGCAGCGCGGGGCTCACGGTGAGTGGGTCAAGGGCCTGCAGGATGCCAACGGGCCGGACAGCCCTGCTGTTAAGCACCTGGCCTCGATCAGCGAGGAAGACATCAGGGCAGCCAGCTTCAAGACGCCATCGAGAGGCATCCAGGGCGACACCAGGATCCTGACGCTCCCCGGCGGCGAGAAGGTGATCGACAAGACGCTCAAGGACTTCGACACCGGGGAGCGGATGGGCCACTACATCATCAAGGCCCAGGACATGGCTGACGCTGAGGAGCTGGGCTACTACGTCAGCCAGGCGATCGGAGCCGGGGCTCCGCCCGTGCAGCGCCGCTCGCCCACCCGGATCCTGACGGGCTACGTCGCGGGCAAGACCGGCTCTCAGTGGGCTGCAGCGCGCCTTCAGAAGCATCAGCAGGAGGAGTACAAGGACTGGGGCATAGACACGGAGATCGCTGAGAAGCACGCCTACGACAGCACGGTGGTTGATCAGCTCGGTATAACCCACTCGCCGCAGGGCGAGCTGATCGGCGTGCTCGATTTCCTCATCAGCAACCGTGACCGGAATCCGGGCAACTTCCTGATCTTCCGCAACCGGCCGGTGCCGATCGATCACAGCTCCTCAAGCTTCGACGCGGAAGACCCGGCAAGCGACTTCACAGACGATAACGACATCCTGAGGCAGACCTGGCCGGTTGCCGAGTGGGGGCCGCGCCTGCGCGCCCTGGAGCCGCAGTTCGCGCGGATGGGCCGCCAGGCGCAATACGCCAGCATGATGCACCAGTTCGCGAGGCTCAAGCCAGCTCCCGCGCAGCACTCGAACATCACCGGGCAGGCGCTGGAGCTGGGCTGGCTCGGCTGGCAGCACGAAGCCAGGAACCAGTACGGCGAGTGGTCTACCGACCCGCTCGGCGACCTGAAGACCGCCCGGCACGTCATCACCTACGTGCCCGGAGTCGGGTCGGACAAGCCCGAGCTGCGTACCGGCGAGGTCGAGCGGGCCACCAGGATCAAGGCCATTGCCAACGTGATGGCGCACGGGGACAGCACCGCCGTGGCCGTGTTCGGCTACGACTCGCCCGACACCATCCCGGCTGGCCTGGAGCACGAGAAGGGCTTGGCGGCGGCCAAGAAGCTCGCGGCCTTCCAGAAGAAGCTCATGAGCGAAAACCCGTACGCGCACTTCACCGTGGTCGGCCACAGCTACGGCTCGTACGTAGCCAGCCAGGCGGCCAAGCTGCACGGTATGAAGCCCGACGACCTGGTGTTCATCGGCAGCCCTGGCACAGGGGCCCGGCACGCTTCCGAGCTGGGCATGCCGCAGGGGCATGTCTGGGCCGGTGCCGAGCGCAGGGACCTCATTCCCAGGCTGGCCACGCTGATAAGCCCGGACCTGAAGGGAAACCCCGTCCACCCCGCGTACGGGGCCAACGTGTTCGCGGCTGATGCCCCGCTGAAGCTCGAAGGCACCGACCGGCTGCACTCCGAGGCGCACGGATCGTATTTCCTGCCCGGCAGCATGGCACTGCCCAACATCGGCGCTATCACGACCGGCGACTACGGCAAGGTAATCAAGCCGTGGGAGCCTGGCAGCCTGGCCGGTTACAACGAGCTGACCGAGAAGTTCGAGAAGCCACCGGCCACGGTCGCAGCCAGCAATATCACCACTCAGGCGCTGGAGTTCGCCGGGTGGGCTGATGCATGGCGCACCGAGCTGCGGGGTCCGAACGGGGAGTGGATATCAGGCCCTGAGCACAACGACAAGCTGCTGAAAGCCGCGACCGGGCACAGGGCCAGCGCGGTCCGTCTTCATGATCATGTGCTGTACGGAAAGACCGAACTAGCTCCGGGCGGCATGCGCTTGCAGACCAGGCTGGTGCCGATGGAGGTTACCGGCCTGCACCACCACTGGGAGGGCCAGGGCAAGAACCGTAAACGGTTCACCGACATGGAGCTGAAGGACCCGGTCACGGGCGAGACAACCAGCGAGTCGGTGAAGGACGGCAACTCGGTCAAGATGTACCGCCGGGAAGACATCAAGGCGATGATGGCCGCTGAGAAGGTACCGGCAGAAAAGCCAGCAGCAGCAGAACCGGCCTCGCCGGAAGGGCCCAGCAAGAAGGCGATGGACGAAGCGCGGCGCGTCGTTGACCCGGCTGGGATGTCACCGGAGGAGCACGAGGCAGTTTCCCGCGAGCTAGCGCGCAACTACGACATGATGCCCGCGATGATCGGCAAGCTGAAGACCCTGAAGCTCGACCCGTCGATATCCAGCTACGCGGCGGGCATCTCCACTCCGAATGACGGCATCAGGCTGGCTCCGTCCACGGTGCACAACATGGGCCTGACGCAGCGCGACTACGAGGCTCGTGAGGCCAGCGGCTTCTACGTGCGCGGGGATGACGAGAACGACCACAGCCCGATCTCCGGACTGCGTCACCTGATCACGCACGAGTTCGGCCATGCTGTCACCTGGACGCAGGCTGGCAAGCTGCAGATAAGCCCGGAAGTCCAGCGGGCTATGGCAAAGGCGATCAGCGGCCAGGACTTTCCGGCTACAACTGCCGGAACACGCGCAGCCTGGAAGGTGCTGAACGACAAGCGCAAGACCACCAGGGCCGTGTCCGGCTACGGGTCCAGCAACTGGGCAGAGCTGGCGGCCGAGGCCTACGCGGCCTGGTCACTGGGCGACACCGGCACGGCGGGCAAGGTCGGCGACTCGTTCGTTCACATGCTCGACCAGGTCCCGCCGACGAGCTGTGACGGGCTGCCCCTGCCGGGCCACGCTCACCAGCACGCCAGCATCACAGGCCAGGCGCTGGAGCTGGCGGGCGGCTGGCGGGACGCATGGCTGCATGAGGCACGAGGGCCGCACGGGGAGTGGATCAAGGGCAGCGCGGGCGTGCTGCAGTTCCCGCAGCGCGAGTACAAGGTGCCGCCGCACGAGCGGCTGATCAACCAGCGGTCTCCCTACCACGATCCGGCCGACCACCCGTTTTTCAAGAAGTACCCGGTCAGCCACGTCAACATCGAGCACGCCTTCGACCTGTCATCCCCCGGTCAGCGCGAGCAGGGCATGCGCTGGTACCCGGACGCCGGGCTGGTTTCCACGGCCATGGCGCACGGAGACAGCCACCTCGGTGCCGGGCTGCTGTCGGCATTCAGCCCGCAGACGGCCTGGCCGGTCAACATGTTCAACGCAGCCAGGTCGGTGGAGCTTGGGCGGCCGATACAGCCGCACGAGGGCACCACCGTCATGGGGCAGCAGTCCAACGCCGCGCAGAAGATCTTCGATGGTGTCGGCTACGACGAAGCGCTGCCAGGGCCCAAGACCAACGCCTTCGCCCACCTGATCGAGAACGACGGGCTGGATGATCCTGATGATCCATATGGCCGGGTCGTGGTTGACCGTCATGCTGTCTCGGTTGCCGCCGGGCAGCGAGTCAGCGACATGGAAGCCCCGCCAATCGGCGACGACCGGTACTACCAGCACATCGCCGATGAGTACCGCAAGGCCGCGATCAACATCAGCAAGCGCGAGGGGCGGATGGTCACGCCCAGCCAGCTCCAGGCGATCACCTGGCTGGTGCAGCAGGCGGCCAATGAAGCTGAGGATGCCGAGATGGCAAGGCAGGGTCTGCTCGACCCGGCCAAGGCCCGGCTGGCGAAAGGCCGGGTTACCCGCACCCGGAACGCCTGGGCCAACTGGATGAAGTACGCGGGCCAGCACGACCTGCAGGTGGCGCACGGCACCACGGCACTGTCCATGCTGCGGAATGCCTCGCTCGATGAGCTTGTTTACAGAGACATGCCAACCACCACAGACCTGGCCGCCTGGGAACACGAGCTGCGCGACACGCACGGGCGGTGGATCCGCGAGATCACTGTTGCTGACCTGCATCCCGGCGCACTGGTGCCCGGCAAGGCAGGCAGCAGCCGACCGGTCAGCCGTGAGGAGTTCCGGCAGATCGCCAGCCGTGGCCTTCAGCGGCTGGCAGAGATCAGCAAGACCGGCAGCGGGCCGCTCACCGGGCTCGACCGCAACTGGGGCGACATCAAGGCCAAGACGTTCGTTGAGGTGCAGCAGCCCTGGGGCGGCGCGACGATCGACGCCCACACTGGCGAGGAGCTTCCGCAGGGCGCTGACCGGTACGCGCTGACTGTCAAGCCCACCGGCATGACTGCGGTCAGCGTGCCCGAGCACGCTACCGAGGCCGAGTTCAGCGCGGCCATGGACCAGGCACTCGCGCAGTTCCGGACCGAGCTGGAGAAGGGCTCGCGCAACCTGGGGATCTTCCACGATGACGACAACCACCGGATCGACATCGACCCGGTGCTGGTAGTGGACAGCCACGATGACGTCGAGTCTGTCGGCGCGTACACCCACGCCATCGGCGGCGCGTACCATTTCCAGAGTGGTGACGGCTTCTGGCCGCCGCACATCGAGGAAGCTCAGGAGCACTCGTGGCACAGTTCAAGGGACCAGGACAGTGGCGGTCAGCCGCTGACGCTGTCCAGCCAGGTCTCAGCCCCGAGCAGCTCGCCGAAATCGACGCAGCCGCTGACGATAACGGCGCAGATGACGGACCTGAGCTGGAAGGACGCCTGGCGGACGGAACGGAGAGGCCCGCACGGCGAGTGGACCAAGGGAACGCCTGACGAAGTCACCCCGATAGTCGGGGACCGCATCCTGAAGGACCGGGATGCCGAGACCGACCCGGTTACCAAGGGCATGCTGACCAGGGCCCTGCACGAGTTCGAGGGCAACGGGGACGGCTATAAGGCCGCCAGGCACCTGGAAAACGCGGCAGCGAGGGCACGGTCACAGGGGAACGAAGACAAGGCGGCGCATTTCCACGGGCTCGCGGTGTCTGCCCGGCAGCACCCGCCGCCCAAGGTAAACCCGAACGAGGGGTACCCCGGCGAGTTCTCCGAGAAGATCCGCAAGTACTGGCGCAACGAGATCAATGATGAGGCCAGGGACCATCTGAACCGGGCCAGCTCCGCCTGGGACGCCGGGCTCAGCTACCTGGCTGCCTCGGAACTGCGCAAGGCCGCTGACACCTCCGGTGATCTTGTCGATGCCACCCGGTACAGCGACCTGGCCGACCGCATCCACTCAGCCAGCTCGGTTGCCGCGCAGGAGCAGAAGACAGCGCACGAGTACCTGGCCAAGGCGCAGCCGGTTGTCATGTCGGTTGTCGGCGGAAAGAGCAACTGGAGCGGCCAGGTAGGAATCTTCGACCAGCAGAACAGGCCGACCATCGCCGGGATGGCTTTCACAGACGGGCACATCGAGCTGTCTGATGCCGTGGTCGAGAACCTGCGCAGCGTCACGGGGCACAAGGGCCCGGTCGGGACTTCTGAGGCCTACGACCTGATGGTCCCGCTGCACGAGATGATCCACCAGGAGGGCATGACACCCGACGACGACGCTGCCTACCGCTCCGGCTCGGCCGCGCAGTACGCCGAGGAGGGCTTCACCCAGCTCGGGACCGCGCTGCACGCGCCGGAGTTCTTCGACAAGCTGGGGCTCGGCAAGCGCGGGGTGTCCAACATGGTCGCTATGGGGCCGCTCGGCATACCCGTGGATGACCCGCAGTTCCTGCGCGCGGCGCACAAGTTCACCGCTGACATGCAGGCCCAGTGGGCCAAGATGACCGGGAGCGACAACCCCGAGGTGCGGCGTGCGGCCGACAACCTGGGCCGCGATATCGAGGAGATCAAGCACAACCCGGATCAGATCAACTACCTCACCGCTAATGACGACTTCTCTGGCTCTCTGTCACAGATCCAGCACCTGGGCGATAGTGACCTGTCCGTCTGGGCTCAGGGCATGCGGGAGAGGCTGACCAAGATCCAGGAGATGCGCCAGGAGAAGCTGGCCTCGCTGCACGAGTACGCGGTGCGGATGTCCGACCCTGGCAGGATCATGGACTCCAACTCGTGGGGCTCCTATGACAACCAGACCAGGCTGGCGCTCAAATGGGCGCAGGACGTAGCGCATGCCGAGGGCATACCGACCGACACCAGCAGCACGATCCTGAACGACAAAGGGCGCAAGCGCGTGATGGAGCTGGTAGACGAGATCAACCGGGTGGGCTCGGCCCAGAAGTTTCACGTCATGGCTCAGCAGCTCCTGCGAGCCGAGAAGCTCCCGGTCAAGCCTCCGGGCGCAGATAACATCGGGCCAGGGCTGACGACGTTTGAAGTCGGCGATGTCAAAGCCGACATTCAGAACCAGTTCGAGCCGTCCGGCGAGCACGGCTGGGGTGACCCGTACGGGGCCGCGCTCAAGGGACTGGATAACAGGGGGCTGATATGAGCAGCAACATGGCTCTGATCGCAACGACGGACGAAGGCCGGGAGGCCTACGCCGTGCTCGACCAGGTCAACAACGGAACGCTCGGGGCAGCCAGCGGGGTAGAGCAGATCAACGCCATCTACCAGCGCACCGAGCCGGAGACCAAGGCCTGGCAGGAAGTACGAGATGCCGGAGGCATCGCAGAACGCATAGCCAGCGCTACCATGTCGTCAGATTCGATCACCAAGCAGGCAGGGCTGTAAGTGGCAATCTTCTGGGTCGGCGGTGACGTTACAGATCTCGGCAACGAGGTGCCCGGAGACGTGATTGACCTGGCGTTCCACCCGGACCAGCCTCGCGGGCCCGACGGGCGGTGGATCGGCCGGGGAGGCTGGACAGGCGGCGCTGGCATATCGCACATGCCCGAGAGCTTCGCGCCGCCGCCTGACGACTTCATGGAGCGCCAGCGCGCCACCCGCCGCCAGCTTGTCGCTGCGTCTCAGAAGCGCATCCTGGAGGCGCTGACTGCCTCCCCCGACAGTATGGACGACGAGCAGATCTACGCAGCCTCCCAGGTAATCGGCCAGCTCGCCCCGCACGACTATGCCGAGATCCGCCGCCGCACGAAAGAAGTAGTCCCGGCGCACATCGCTGACCACGTTGACGCCAAGGTCGCAGCCCTGGCCAAGGATCTGCAGGGCGAGCAGAACCAGGACGCCAGGAAGAAGCTTGTCGGCGGGCTGGCGCTCGTACTAGGCGCGCTCGCGCTCTCGTTCATCACTGCCGGGCTCGGTGTGCCGGTAGGGATCGCGGCGCTCATCGGGATCTTGCCTGAGCTGGGCAAGGAGTACAAGGACTTCCTGGTTGACCGCAAAAAGGCATCACTTGTCGAGCGTGCCTCTTGACAGTTGACCTGCGGATCATCTAACCCCGAAGATTAGCCACATGAGGACACCCCCGGCCTCTGCAGATCTGCAGCCAGATGTGCTCGACTTCGTTGGCCCGCACGGGTACGTGCACGGCTGGCGGTACGTCGGCGGTCCTGGCTTGCCGTCAACTGCGCCGGGCCGTGGTCATTCTCATGGTGTGGATCTCGGCGGCCACGCCCCCGAGTCATCTGAGGGCAGGCGGCGTGCATTCGCAGCCGGGCATGCTCTCCCGCCATCCAAGCCAGGCGGCAGGCCGGGTTTCCCGGTCACGGACGCTAAGCACTGGGAGAAAGCGCGGGACGCTGTCGGCCGGTCCGGCGGCGGAGCCCGGCGCAGGGCACTGGCCAAACTACTCGCGAAGACCGCGCCGGAGTTCGGCAAGTCCATCAAAGGCACCTGGATCCAGCAGGAACTAAGCGGAGCGAGCAGCATGAGCAACGGGAGAAACACTGTGGAGTACGACCTGTCAGCCCGGTACCGCGCACTGAACTTGGCCGACGACGGTGACAACGACATGGACGACATGCCGGGCCGGGGCACGCTGGAATGCCCGAACTGCGGCTACCGGTCTGACAACTCTGACTTCCAGATCAAGGGCGGATCCTCGGGCACCAGTGACGCGGGGAAGCCGTCTGCATTGCAGACACCAGCCCCGAACGACAACGCGGGCAAGGCCGGATTCGCTCCGGGAAGCTCGGGCCTGCAGGTGCGCTCTCGCGGTGGCAGCTACATGTCCAACAGCGCAGGCCGTGGCATCGAGCTGGCCCGCCGTCAGGTCACCTCGGCCAGCGACATAGTGGTGAGCAGGGGCGCGGACGGCTCGGCTGTCATCAGGCACCGTCGCGGCGGGGACACGATCGGCTCGATCGAGCGGCTGGCGGGTGGCCAGTGGGGCGGCAAGGTCGAGGGCGGCAGCGCGCTGCAGCCGCACACGCATCAGCGAGCCGCGCTTCAGGAGCTACTCGGGAGCTGGAATAAGGCGCAGGTCACGCCGTTCCGCCCGGCCATGCCCCTGCAGCAGGCTCCGGCTCAGACCCCGCTGATGAACCAGTTCGGGGTCACCAACGTGCGGGCGCTGGCCACTCCTACCAATGGCAGCTCTGACGGGCCGAGAACGACCAGCTCAGATTCCGGGTCAGACAGCGGGGATGGTCCTGCCGGTCTGAGTCCAAAAGGCGTTACCATCTACAAGAAGTTGATCGCGAAGGGATTCCCCGCCGCCCGAGCGCTCGCATTCGCACGTCGAGCAGAAAACTTCGGGCAGAAGGCTTCCTGAGATGCCAAGCGCGATCCTTACCCCGTTCACCGGACGGCCAGCCGAGTCAGTCGGCAACCGTCGGTGGCGCAAGCTGCTGTTGCCGGTAGGTGACGTGCAGTATCAGGGTCGCGTGCTGAAGTTCACCAAGGACTACCTGAAGTCACTGGCCGAGGCCTTCCGGGCCAAGGCCTACGACCAGACGCCCTTCCAGATCGCCGACCGTGACAACGCACACACCAACGACCCTGAGCGTTTCCGTGGCGAGATCACCGACATGACGGTGGACAACAGCGGGCTGTGGATCGACCTGGAGCCTACCGAGCAGGGCGACAAGCTGCTGAAGATCAACCCGCGCCTGGGTGTGTCGGCGCGGATCATCGAGGGTTACGACCGCAGCGACGGCAAGTTTTTCCCTGCCGCAATCCAGCATGTGCTCGGGACACTCGACCCGAGGATTCCATCCATGGGCCCGTGGTCAACCGTTGAGGCATCCAACATGCCCGACGTTGTCGTGGACCTGAGCAATCTCCAGTTCACCGGAGAGGAAGCACTGATCATGCCCGAACTGAACGCAGAGCAGCAGGCAAAGCTTGCCAGGCTGCTGGACCTCCCGCAAGAGTCGATCGAGGCCCTGGTTCAGGGCGTGCAGCTCCCTGACCTGTCCGATGCGGAGATCGAGCAGCTCCTGGACGAAGGGAACGGCTCCGACGGCGACCTGTCTGACGAGGAGCTGAACGAGCTGCTGGCTGCGGCGCAGGAGCTGGACAGCAAGGGCCTGCTGGAAGGCGAGCCCGTGCTCACAGGCAGCTCGCTCAGCAACGCTGACCAGATGGCGATCGAGCTGGCCAACGCCCGAGCCGACGAGACTGAGCGGCAGCTTTCGGTCGTGGTCAGTGAGCTGGACCAGCAGCGGTTCGTCAAGGAGCGCCGCGACCTGGCCGACCTGGGCGTTCCGCCCTACATCACTGACCTGGCCCGCCCCCTGCTTGAGGGCAGCGGACGAGTGGTGCAGCTCTCCAACGGCGGGCAGGCCGACGCCGGGCAGATCATGCGCCGGGTCATCACCGAGTTCGCCAAGGCAGCGCAGATGCTCGACATGAGCATCGAGATGGGTTCGGCCATGGACGAGCCCGCGCAGCACCAGCAGGCTGACCAGGCTCGCGGCGAGCTGGTCGGGCGTTTCCGCACCATCACCGGGATCTAGGCAAGAGATCAAGCCCCGGTCTAACCGAGAGAGGCAGGCGCAGTGAGCGCAGTAGTTCCGCACTACAAGGTCGGCGGGCCGATGAGCAAGCAGGCCGCCGGTCTCATCTTCGGCGGTGAGTTCGTCTGCGCCAACACCCAGACGGCTGGCACCACGGACCTGACAGTCAAGCTTGCCGACGCGACGTCTGCCCCGAGGACAAGCCTCGGCCTGGCGGGCGCGGACGGCAACGTGGTCGCCACCCAGACCGGCGCGGCCAACGCCTACGGCGAGCCAGCGATCGACTTGTCGGTCCTGCTCGACTACATCCCGGTCTACTACGGCGGCTGGGACATCTGGGTCTGGTACTCGGGTTCCGCGACAGAAGGCCAGCCGCTGAAGCTCGCGCCTGCTGGCAACGCCAGCGGGACTGTTGTGGGCGCGACTGTCGGTACCGACGGCTACGACCTGTTCGTTGCCCGGTGCACGCACCCCGGCGGTGTGGCAGCGGGCATGCTGACCCAGTCCATCGGCGGCGGCGCTGGCGGCGGGGGAACGTCCGTCTACTTCCTGGGCCGTGCCCGGCTCACGATCTGAACACTGGAAAGGTGTAGGCCATGCCGGTTGGCGCACGCGGTTACAGCGATGCTCCGCGCATAACTGTCAACGAGCTGCTGAAGGACCCGTTGGTCATTCCGGCTCTCATCCTGGACATCACGGAGAACGAGTTCATCATCGACTCCGTGCTGCGCATGGGCGGCTCGGCTCCGAGCGGCGCAGTCCGGTACTCCGAGAGCACTCCGCTGTACGCGGATGACTTCCCGGAGATCAGGGCTGAGTTCAGCGAGGTCCCGGTCATGCCCACCTCGATCGGTATCCCGCGAGTGGTGTTCAGCCACGAGCGCGCGATGGCGGTCATGGTGTCCGACGAGATGCGCCGTCGGCAGACCATCGACCCCGTGACCCGCCAGCTCCTGCAGGTCAAGAACACGATGGTCTATTCGTGGAACACCGCGTTCTACTCGGCGATCGTCTCCAACGCCTCGATCCAGACGCTGGCTGTGTCCAACGCCTGGTCCACCGCAGCGGCCACGATCCGGGGCGACATCGCGCAAGCGTGCTACCTGGTCGAGAACGCCAACATCGTGAGCCCCTCGGGCGTCACGCAGTGGCTGGGCTTCGAGGCCGACACGATGATCATCAACCACGGCACCAAGAACACGCTGCTGCAGAGCAGCACGTTCGCCGCGCCGTACATCGGCGACATCGCCAGCGAGAACCTGCTCTACACAGGTACGCTCCCCCAGAAGATCTTCAACCTCGACGTCCTGGTCTCCCGCCAGGTCCCGGCTGGCAACGCGATCATCATGCAGCGCAACCGGGCTGGCTTCTACGCGGACGAGCTGCCCTTCGTGGCTGGCCCGCTGTACCGCGAGGAGTCGCGGAAGACCTGGCGTTCTGACACGCAGCGCGCGTCGGCGATCGGTCTTGACCAGCCGCTGGCGATCTGCCTGCTGAGCGGAGTCTGATCATCGTGCCAACCCCCGCCCGCCAAGCCGTCGTCAGCGAGGGCCGCGCCAAGTACCAGGTGCTCGTACACACCTCGGTACCGCAGCGCGACCCTGTCACCGGCAAGCCGACCGGCCAGACCGACCTGGTCTCCCCCGGCGAGACCGTTGAGCTGACCGAGCAAGAGGCACGGCATCTCATGGACACCAGCCCGCGCTCCGGGCATCGCGTCCCGCTAGTCCGCCCGGCCAAGGACGCCAAGGAGCCGCTGCAGCGCGTGCACCCGGCTCACGCCTCGGGCATCATGCAGAGGCCAGCCGATGCCAGGCCTGACCCGGCCGGAAGCTCACACATCCAGGTTCAGCAGGACACCGAGCGCCAGCCCGAGTCGAACGAGCCGCAGCCTGGCTCAGAGGGTCAGCTCCCGTCCGACCTGATCGACGCACTGGACATCCCGCCAGGGAGGTAATGCATGGCATCGTCGGGGCTCTCGGCAGCGCCTGCCGCATGGCGGGCCACCTGCCCGAGGTGCAAGTCCCTGCGCCCGTTCACGTCTATCGACGGCGGAACGGGCTACAACTGCGCCGGGTGCGAGTGGTACTTCACCTTCGGCACCCAGGCCCCGACCGGTACCACCAACGCGGCCATCACGGCTGGCGTCAACACCACGCTCAGCGTGGCCTCCGGTGGCGCGAGCTTCACCAACGGCATGCTCCTGTGGTGCGACACCGGCCTGAACACTGAGCTGGTCAAGGTGACCGGTTCGCCTACCGGCACCTCGATCCCGATTCCGGCCGGGTTCATCAAGAACCACCTGACGGCCATGACCTTCGGACAGCTCCTGATCACGCCTACCTACCAGGCGGCTGGCGAGCGCGTGCCCGCTAATCCGCCCTGGGGCTTCTGATGGCGATCAACCAGTACGTGCTGACAGCTACGGTCACGGTCGCAGCCGGTACGCCCGCTACTGCGGTGGCCGGGGAGCCGATGACCGGCGGCCTGGCCAGCGTGGCGGGCACTATCGCCGAGACAGCCGGTGCCTGGGCAGATCCAGGTCCGCGCACGTTCCTCAAGGGACAGAAGATCATGCTGGACCCGGCGGGCAGCCTGTTCACTGCGATCGGCTCCGGCAACCTGCGGCAGATCACTCCGTTGCCAGGCGACGGTGCGACCGGCGGCTACTACGGCACGAGCAACTGAGGAGCAGTCATGGCAGCGCGCCCGTTCCTGGTCATCAAGACCACCACCATCACCTACGACGGTGTCCAGGCGCGCTTCCACGCCGGGCATATCGTTGACGTCCCGGTCGGCAGCTCGCTAGCTACCATGCTTGGCGCGAACATCAGGGCGCTGAGCACGGCGGAGACAGCGGGCTCTGCAGGCGAGCACCAGCCCGTCTGCCAGTCGCTCAACCTGGGGTCGCATTACAACCCCGGACAGAACTAGGAGACAGCAATGGCTGTCGTAGCACCATCAGTACCGGCTAGCACTGTCCAGGTAGCCAACACCACCGGGCAGGCTGTTGATGTGGCCCTGTCGGGCTTCACCGCGACTTTCGTCTTCATCTACGACCAGGCAGGCACCGCGCATCAGGTCGGCACCACCAACGGCAGCTACCTGCTGCCGCCGGGGTACTCGATCTCGATCACGTACTCGGTGGTCGGGACCTGGATCTGGACCGACCCCCTGATGGTCGGTCAGAACTACCAGTTCGGCGCGTACTCGGCCGAGAACCTGGTGCTGATCAACCAGATCGCTCAGCTTCCCCTGACCGCGCACGGTGAGGCTGGCCAGGCCGGTCTCGGCTCGGTGGTCTCGAACTGAGCGTCAGCTACACGGAGCTGGCTGCGGAGACTGACGGCTTCTGGGCCGTTCCTACGCAGCTAGCTCCGTTCGTGGTACAGCGGCCGGTCACGGTCGAGGGCACTCTGATGCCAGCCAGGACGATTGTCGAAGTCCTGCCGGGTAGTTCCCTGTGGTACGCCTACGGGCAGGGGAACCTGCTGCCGCTGCCAGTCTCCGAAACTGGTGACGACGCGGACCATGCAGAACTGGGTAACTGAAGGAGCGGTCATGGCAAGACCGGCGTTCGCAGCAGGCTGGCCCGGAATCGTCTGGTTCCTGTTCTGGCTCGCCATTATCATCATCCTGATTTTCATCGTCTCCCTGATCATCAGCCCGCTCGGCGGC